CTTTAGGAGCTTGTGCTGCATCTGGGTCGATAAATGCCATTCAAATTCCCAATTAAAGTTTTTTAAGTTTCTTACCTTCAGAGATAATCTCTTCACGAGACATGTCTGGATTAGCCTTCATTGCTCTGTCAATCCAAGCAGTCTGGTCGGCAGAGTAAGCACCTTTAGTGGCTTTCTTTGCAGTAGGCTTAGCAGCTTCTTTAGGCTTGTATACAGTTTCATCTTTGCCAGTGAAAGGAACTTCAATTCCAGCAAAGGTGCTCTTAGTTCTTGTAGTGCCAAAGTCCTGAGAAATAATGTCATCACGAGCTTCGTCAACAGCGTCTTGTCTGCTTGCGTAGTCTTGTGGGTTGTTCTTGTAACGTTGACGGCCTTCGTTCTCAATGCGAGAAGCTACAGTAGCTCTTTGAGCATCAGACATAGGAACTAAGTTACCAGAAGCGTCTTTAACTTGGATATCACCTAGTTCATCTTTTAATGTAGCTGATTGACGCTTAATAGCACCTAGAGGAGCTTCAGGAGAACCTTTGATATTATCTTTACGTGCAGCAGAGTTGCGAGTACGTTCTAAAGAAAGACCTTCCATAGCCAGGTCATGACGAATCTTTTCATTAGCTTGTAGCACTTTAATCTGAGCAGCTAAGTCTTGTGCTTCGCTTGTGCCTAAACCAACAACCATCTTACGAGCACCTTCAATATCAAAAGTACCATCAGGTTTTTTAAAGTTACTGATTTGCTGTCTAAGAACCATCTTAGTATTAGTATCTAAACCAGCAGTATCTAAAGCACCATAAAGGTCGCTTTCAGTTTTTGCATTTTTAGCAACACGAGAACCTAAGTCAAGTTGTTTTAATTGTGTGGTTGTTTTATCTAGTTGTTGCTTTTGAGCATCAGTAACTAAAGAAGAAGCTTCCTTTTGAAAGGTATGGGCAAGAGAAGCATTGCCAGTCATACCAGCTAATTGTGCAGCTTTCTGGTTTATAGTAACCGCAGCTTGTGGGTCAGCAGCGTCTACACCTTTATAGGCTTCCTGTAGAATATTACCAGCAGTAATATCTTGCCCAATCTTAGCACCTGTTTGATAGCCTGTGCTGACGATGTCAGCTAAGTTGTACATTGGCATATTATCCTTACATCATGAATGCTGCAAAAGCAGCATCACCAGCACCAGAAGCACCTGCAGCACCTCCGTAACCACCTAAAGCAGAAAGGTCAGTAGCACCTGTAACACCGCCCATAGTAGAGAAATTACCAGCACTAGCTCCACCACCTCCACCACCTAAGGTAGTAGCTAAGTTGTTCAAGGCATTAGCAGAAGTTAAATTACCATACAAACCAGCACCGATAGAACCCATACCTAAAATATTAGATTGCCCTTGTGCATTAATTTGATTCTGTAGACCTGCAGCACCTAGTTGACCAGAGTACTGTGCTTGAGCAGCAGAGGCAGGAGACTGGGCAGCACCTGATAAAGTAGATAACTGATTGAACATTTGGTTGTAGTAGCTACTAAAGTTAGATTGACCAAGAGACTGCAAAGCAGCAGCTTGTCCGCCTGACTGCAACGTTCCTGTAGCAGCCCCTGCAGCTTGTGCTGTTCGTGTACCTTGCTGTAAAGTTTGTTGATAACCAGGAGAAGACAAAGCTGACGAAGGGTTACTCACCAGTGCATTTAACTGAGAAGCAGCTCCAGCACGATACTGTGAATAAGGGTCGTAAGTACTTAGACCGTATGGTTGAGGTACGTTTGGTTGCTGTGAGCCTCCGCCAAAGAGTCCACCGATTGCATTACCGATTCCACTAACTACGCTACCCATGATTGTTCCTTAAATAAATTTACTATACAGTTTTTCCATGAATGTGTAACCTAAGTATTCAAGTAGTCTAGAATTGTCTAGGTGTACTTTAGTGCTACACATTATCCTATTAACATTAAGGCTCTTGAGATGTTGTTCAGCGAACTGAAACATCTTGATGCCTGTCCTACCTTTTCTGTGTTCTTTACGAAGATAGTAAATATCCTCTAGTGCTGTTAAGCAAGACTTAACATGTAAGGGAGCACAGACTATAAACATCATGTACCCAATTAACTCTTGCTCTTTACGACATGTTATAAGATGTAACATGCCTGCTTGTTCTAGACCGTAGTAGCTTTCCCAGTTAGGTTCTAGTTCGTAACCACCTTTAAAGCCTTCTTCTAGTTCTGCATAATGTTCAGGATAGATTTTAATTAAATCATTCAGTGCATCTGAATAATTCTCTACCTGAAATGTTATCATAACTAGTTCCTATATTGCATCTGTTGTGGTCCGTCTTGTTCTAATTCACCAATACTGAAATCTACTTCAGCAGCTAACAATCTTAAAGGAGTATTATCTGTACAGAGGAACTCCCATGCTCTACGACGTGCTTGTCCTGTTTGATAAATCTGAGGACGTTGTGCAGCTAAGTTAACTGTGCGATAAGGAGACCAAGACTTATAGTCATCATCTGTATGACGAATATTCATAATGGCTGGTTGCTTATCACCAACAATCTCAACACGTTGATAGAACTTACGTTTAGTAGTACCGCTATCTAATAAATCAGTTACTGAGCGATAGTAAATAGGAGCACCAGCATCATTGTATACATGGTCTGAAACAGTATATAGTTTACCGTTATCATCATCTAATACGTAGTAGATACTGCCATTACCTGCATAGAAGCTAGGACGGAAGTATTGTTCAGCATAGACGTTAAGCACTCCTGAATCAACACCACCCTTGGCCCACATAGTCCACTGAGTCCAAACTTTTTCATTAGCATCGTATACTATTGTAACATTTAAATCAGCTAATGTCAAGATATAAAAGGTATGTCCATTAATCCGTAATGGATAAGCTTTGACATCGGTTAAGGTACTATTCTGGATAATGCGGTCAATGAAAGGAGTAGAAATCTTAGAAGGAGACGTACCAGAGATAGCATAGACTGAAGGGCCTAAGTCCTGAGATGTCCCTACAAAGAAGACTACGTTCTCAATACTGACAATGGAATTACCATTAGCACAGCCTAATTCAATCTTGTATGACGAGGCAACCGATAAAGGAGAGCCTGGGTAGTTACCAGCGTCATAGAAGAATTCTACGGAATATTGACCAAAGCTAAGAATGTAGTTTAAATGCTTACAAAGCCCTACTTGATTATCAGGGTCTGACTCAGCAGTGATGTAATTTAAAGCATTCCACACAGTAGGGTCGTTAGGGTTAGAAGTATAAATCTCACCATTAGGACTACCGATAACAGTATAAGTATCCAAGTAAGGCGCACCAGCAACTAACTGCCCTGTAGGGAAGCCATTGAGTTCAGCAGTCACATAAGCACCTGCACCACCAGCATCGGTAGCACTAAGCCATTGCAGGGTAGCAGAACCATCAGCAGCAGAGCCACTGGTAAAGGTAGGAGCAGAGGAGCCTGTTACACCTGTTACAGTAACTGCATAAACGTTAGGGGCAGCTACAATAACATCGCCTGCCATGACGGTTGTGGAGGCTGTCCACGCTGTTCCTGCTGTGTCACTAATGGTAGCCACTAGGGTATCGCTTAGCGTGTAACCTGAGCCTGCTAAAGTGATTGTAATGCCAGTAACAACACCTCCTGTAGACTGTACAGTACCTGTAGCTGTTACACCGCCTCCTGAAGGGGCTGAAAAGGTAACAATAGGGTTAGTGTAGTTACTACCGCCAGTAACCACAGTAGTGACAGTAACGCCGTCATCTTTAACCTGTAAGAAAGCACCTGTAGCAGGATTATAAGTATAACCATGTACTTGATTCTGGACAAACAAGTAGGTATTGTTTAATGTCTGATTAAAATAACATTGCTGTACTTTACCTCCTATTGTGCCAGTCATTGTCCCTATTGTAGTTACTGCATAGGTAGTAGGGTTAATCTTGTAGAGGACATTGTTAATGGCTGCGAACAAGAAACCATTAAAGTATGATAGCCCCTGTCCTTGCGCTACAGGCAGTGTAGGCGTAGTTACCACTTCAGTCAGGCCAGGACGTTTAACAAACTCACGCTTGCCGTTAGTCATCTCAAAGTAGCCATTGACACACTTAGAGTCAGTATTTAAGAAACCATCTCTGGTCTCGATAGGCTGAGATAAAGGTACTCTAATAATAGGCATATTAGTTTGGTTGTCCAAAGGTCACGTTAGACATGCGAAGGTCAGCTTGGAAGAATGTAGAAGTAGATTCCACATCCCAGTCGGTAAGCTGGTCTTGATACATCTTAGCTCTTTGTGCAATCTCTTGACGATGGTTCACAGGCAAAGAGTACTCGATAGCAAGCTGGTCTGCTAAGTTCCATACTAGAGTGTTCATCCACTCATTAGGGAAGTTAGGAATAGAAGAACCATAATTGATGTCTTCGATAGGCTGTTGAGCCATGACATGCAGTTCATACTGGTATGCAGCATTGTAGTTAGGAGTCAAGTAAGCGTATAGATTACCTGAGTTCTGACGAATCTGATAATAGATAGAGTTAGCAACACCAGTACTAAACTTAGAGCCTAGAGTGTTGTATTCTTGTTGACTCAGAATCTGCAGAGGAATATCAATAGGAGGGCTTACAGTAATCTGACGTAACCATCCTTGGATAATCTTTAAAGGCTTAGGAGTATCCAAGTCAGTAGTAGGGTTCTGTGATACAGGCCCTAAGACGTATTCAGTTTGTCCATTAACTAAAGGGACGACCAGTTCATTTACTGTCCAAAGTTTTAAGCCCTGCGTAGCCATTTGCTTAACAAAAAGGTTTAAAGCTAAAGACGCATTAGCCACAGTCTCTGAATCAGGAACAGAGCCTAGTTCCAAGACACCTAGCTTGCGTAAAGCTAAGCTGATAATCTGGTCACGGTTTACAGTAAACACACTTGACATATTTAGCTTCCAAATAAGAGACGAATGGCTTTATCTAAGCCGATTGATTGAGCGACTACTACAGCCAGAGCACCTACAGCAATGTACTTAATCTGTGATAAGTTTTTTTCTATAGAGTGCATAGTTTGTTTTAAGTCTACGGTAGTTTCTCGAAGTTCTTTGATGTCTTCAGCGTGGTTAACTTGGTTGACTTCGAGGCGTACTACTCTGGTTTCTAGTTGGTCGGACATAGGATTATTCTTGTGGTAAGGTTGGTTCTGCAGGAGGCGTAATCA